CCCTGCGGCAAATCCCCAGCCCAAACAGTCGGCCAATGGGACGAACCCAACCTGCAAAAGTTGAAACTGGCAATGCAAGACGCATACGACCTGCGCCTCCCCCGGAAACGCCCAGCCGGAACAAACAAATTCTCTTGGGCTGAAGCAGCCAAAAAACTAGTAGCAGCGGTACCCCCAGGGAAACTGCTCAACAACCCAGAATGGGAAGCCCCCACAGTCCAAATTAAAGTCCGAGCCAAACGGACCGTGAAAGCGACCATTGGCAACGACACATACATTCTGGCTCCAGGGCAAATTGCCTCTATCACTCCGGGGGCCTATCAGGTATTATCTGATTCTGGTGCTGTTGAAATGGAGCCATCGTGAAAAAGCAGTTTTGGGATAAGAAGAACCCGAACAAGAAATCAACCAAGTTGACTGACAGCCAGAAAAAGGCTGCGAAGGCTCGGGCGGCAAAAGCCGGTCGCAAGTACCCGAACCTTGTCGATAACGCTTGGGCGGCAAACCAATGAGCATCGAATACCGTGGCGAACGGTTTGCTGGCTACAACAAGCCGAAGCGCACCCCGAACGCAAAAAAGTCCCATGCTGTCCTTGCCAAGCAAGGCAGCAAGATCAAGTTGATTCGTTTCGGCCAGCAAGGTGTGCAGGGTTCACCTGACGGCACCGCCCGCAACCGTGCGTTCAAAGCCCGCCACGCCAAGAACATCGCTAAGGGCAAAATGTCTGCTGCTTATTGGGCTGACAAGGTGAAGTGGTAATGGCTCCCCGTAAGGCGGCCAACCCGAAAAAGTCCGCCAAGTACTACCGGGATAACCCTGAAGCGAAACAGAAAAAGAAGGCTTACGACACAGCCTTCAACAAATCCCCCGGCCAGATGGCGAAGCGTCGAGAGTTGGCTAAGGTCCGCCGTGACCGTGGTGTCATGGGCAAAGGCGGCAACGACATGAGCCATACGAAAGACGGTCGTATTGTGTCGGAGTCGCCGTCACGGAACCGAGCCAGGAACCGTGGAAAGAAGTAGTGTAGACTAGCGCCGATGGCTGCACCTGGAGTTCAGAACCTAACTTTTGTGCGTGGTGACACCGAAACGGTACAGGTCACCATGACCTCTGACGGCACCACCCCAATCAACATTACGGGCCGTACTTACGCATCCCAGTTGCGGTCCACGCCTGACATTGCAGCGATCTCAGCCACCGGCACCTGCTCAATCACAGACGGCGCTAACGGCGTGATGCAAGCCGTGTTTTCTGCTACAAGCACCGCAGCATTGGACCCCGGCTACTACTACTGGGACCTGCAAGAAAACGCCTCAGGGACAATTACAACGGTTCTACAGGGCACGGTAAACGTACTCGCTGACGTTACGAGAATCTAGTGGCATCGGTTGAAGTAACCGTCACCAGGGCTTTCGAGTCCATCGGTGTTGCTGTCGGCCACGTTATTACCGTTGTCGGCTCAGATAACGCTGGCCCTGTCGGTTCACAAGGTGCGCAGGGTGCGACTGGTGCACAGGGCGCTATCGGCTCTACAGGTGCGCAAGGTGCACAGGGTGCGCAAGGCCCGCAAGGTGCACAGGGTTCTACTGGCGCACAGGGTGCTACTGGTTCTCAGGGCGCTCAGGGTCCGCAAGGGTTCCAGGGTGATACTGGTCCTCAGGGGGCCACGGGTGCGCAGGGAGCAACCGGAGCGCAAGGAGCGACCGGCTCACAGGGTCCTCAGGGTTTTCAAGGTCCACAGGGAGATACGGGTCCTCAAGGAGCAACCGGCGCACAAGGCGCCCAAGGTGCTCAGGGACCGACCGGCGCTCAGGGACCTCAAGGTGACACAGGTGCTCAAGGAGCGCAAGGTCCTCAGGGAGATACGGGTCCTCAGGGTTCACAGGGACCACAGGGTACACAAGGACCACAGGGCGACACGGGACCTCAAGGCGCTCAAGGAGCACAAGGACCTCAAGGTTCTACAGGGCCGACCGGTTTCCAAGGTCCGCAAGGTTTCCAGGGTGCCCAGGGACCTCAGGGTGCCCAAGGGCCGCAAGGTTTCCAATGGAACTATGTCGGCACCTATTCCAGCGGCACAACCTACACCTACGGCGACGTTGTTTTCGATGCGGGCTCTTCGTATTTCTCCCTGCAATATTCCAACACCGGCAACACGCCAGCATCCAGCCCGAGTTTTTGGGGCCTTATCGGTGCGCAGGGAGCCCAAGGTGCCCAGGGTCCGCAGGGTTCGCAGACACTCGATGGCTTGACGGATGTGACAATTACTGGCACACCGGCGAACGGTCAGGCGCTTGTCTACAGTTCGAGTACAAGCCAATGGGTAAACTCTGCTGTGTCCACCGACCCGATGAACGACCCGAAGTTTACGGCAATTATCACGACCGACGTAGGAGCATAAATTGGCTGTAGGTGACCGCACAGAGAAGCGACTGGTTGGGCCAGCCGCATTGACCGCATCGAACGCCACTGTCGGTTCGGCTGTCCCGTCGAGCAGGGTGTGGATTGTGAAGCAGATTGCGATTTGCAACACGGACGGCGCTGACCGAGTGTTTTATTTGGCTGTTGGTACGGCGGCAACCGCTGCGAACCGACTGTTCTCGGCGTTGCCGATTGCTGCCGGTGACACAATCATTTGGGATACGGCTTTGGTGATGACCGCCACGGAAGAGTTCTACGGGTATGCGGATACTGGTTCTGTGGTGACGGTGACTGCTGTTGGGTGGGAAAAAGAAGTCTGATGGGTATTTCTGCTGCGTTGGGTTCGTCGGCGTTGTTGCCTGCCGGGTTGGGGTTCCGCAACAAGTTGATAAACGGCGACTTCCGTGTTGCCCAGCGTGGCACCTCTTTTGTGTCGGGAGCCAACAACGACGACACCTACAACCTTGACCGCTGGACTATTTTGTCCGATGGCAACGACGTTGTTGATACCACTCGGGCAACAGACGCACCCACAGACGGGCTTTACAGCATCGGACTCGATGTTGAAACAGCCAACAAAAAGTTTGGCATCATCCAATTCATTGAACAACAAAACATTACAGGTATCCAAAACAAAACGGTTTGGTTGTCATTCAAAGCCAAAACGACTGGTTCAAGCATTAGTAACGTCAAGGCTGTTGTGTTGTCGTGGACTGGCACGGCAGACACCGTGACATCTGATGTTGTATCGGCTTGGGGTGCAGATGGTGTTACTCCGACTTGGGCAACAAATTGGACGGCGGAAAACACGCCAGCAAACCTAAACGTCACAGGTTCGTGGGCAGACTATCGGGTTGAGGCTTTGGTTGACACGGCTTCGGTGAAGAACCTTGCAGTGTTCATCTGGTGCGATGATACATCTACGACGGTTGGCGATTTTCTGTATATCACGAACGTACAACTTGAACAGAACTATCAGCCGACCCCGTTTGAGCAGCGCCCTATCGGTGTCGAACTGCAACTCTGCCAGCGGTACTACTACCGCCGATACGCAAACGATGCGAGTTTGGTGACAAATGCGTCAGATAACGGCTACGTCCAAAGTGCCAACTATGCACGATTCGGTTTCATTTACCCCGTAACTATGAGAATCGCCCCTACATCAATTGAATACTCAGGGTTGATAATTGGTGGATGGGGGGTAGGTTCAACATATACGTTAACGACTCTCACTCGCAGCGGGTCAACGGCCGACAGCGCAACACTTTTGGGCTATGCCGCAGGTGGCGGCATGACAGCAGGCGTTATCCGAATGTTGATTGGAGATACTGCCGCAGGAGCAAGCGGCTATTATCTTGCAGTTAGTGCGGAACTATGATGTTTTATTTTGTTGACGTAGAGGACAATGGTCAAACCCAACGCCACATCCTGACCCGCCTACCGGATGGCGGCGTAATGTCGTTTCCGTTGACCCCCGATAATCCGAACACCGCCGCATACGAAGCGTGGCTCGCTGATGGCAATACACCTGAACCGTGGGAGAACCAGTAATGCCTATCTCGTCGTTCCTCGCTCCGTCTGCGATTGCTAAGCCTGGTGTCTGTACTTCTTCGACACGCCCCGCCAGCCCGTATGAGGGACAGGTCATCTACCAAACAGATAATGACCAGTTGCTTGTTTACAACGGCTCAGCATGGGTATGCCTCACCCCACAATCAGACACACAGAACGCCTCGGTTAACAACCCGTCAGGTACAGCATTTGCAGCATCATCTGGTACTGACCCAGCAGTCACACTGCAAACAGGAACGAAAGCCCTCATCACAATTTCAGCCAGAATTTCTTGCGCTGGAAACTACAATTTTGTTGGATGTGCGGTTAGCGGGGCATCAAGCATTGCTGCGATTGACGATAACTCGGCGGCTGTTGGCGCAATTTCGACTGCAACCATGTCCAGCGTAACCTATTTGTTGACGACGTTGACGGCTGGTTCGAACACGTTTACCATGCGTTATCGTTGTAACGTGACAGCAAGCGGTTCGTATGATTATCGTAAAATAACCGTGGTTGGTATCCCATGAGCATCTCTAGTAGCGCAACCGGTCTCCGCCCCGGGGTGTGCACCTCAACCACCCGCCCCACAACCCCGTACCTTGGGCAACTGATTTTCCAAACCGATACTGGGACGATGCACAACTGGGATGGGGCTGCGTGGCAGTTTCTTGCGCCGACTCAGCAGCGGAATGTTTTGTATAACGGTGCGATGCAGGTTGCGCAACGTGGAACCAGCACAGCGAGTATTACGGCGACTAGTTATTATACGGCTGACAGATGGAGATTCAGCGTCAATGGTTTAGGTACATGGACAAACACCATCGAAAATGACGCACCTACTGGTTCGGGTTTCTGCAAATCGTTCAAGGTACTTTGCACTACTGCTGACGCTTCTCCTGCGGCTAGCGACACATTGTTTCTGCCTCAAATCCTCGAAGGTCAAGATTTGCAGGCGTTCCGCAAAGGCACTTCATCTGCACAGCAGTTCACTCTTTCGTTTTGGGTCAAAGCGAATGTGACTGGAACATACATTTGTCGCCTAATTGACCTTGATAACACTCGCCATACCTGTAAGTCATACACAATTTCTGCATCTGCAACATGGGAGTTCAAGACGATTACGTTTGCTGCTGACACTACAGGTGCATTTGACAATGACAATGCTGGTTCGTTGCAGGTTCAATGGTGGCTTGCCGCAGGATCGGATTTTACTTCTGGAACGCTGGCTACGACTTGGGCTTCAAGCGTAAGTGCAAACATCGCACCCGGTCAAACCAACCTTGCTGCCGCCACTAACAACTACTGGCAGATTACTGGTGTCCAGTTGAATGTTGGTGGGGTTGCTGCACCGTTCGAGTTCAAGTCGTATGGGCAAGAGTTGCTTGAATGCCAGCGGTATTGCCAATTATATGAACCAGCGGCAAACGACCGTGCCGTGATTATGGGTGTCGCATACCAGACAACACAAGTTATCGGGTCATTTGTGTTTCCAGTAATGAGGGCAGCGCCGACAGCAACAATTACAAATGCTGGGACTATCGACGTAGTAATTGGAAACAGTGTCGTCACAAGCAATTTGACGTTTGGTGCTGCAAACTTCACTACTTATTCTGCGCAAGTTGACGCAACCAATACGGGCGCTGTTTTTACTTTAGGTCATGCTGGGTTGATACGGTTTGATAGCGGTTTCAAAATGGTTTTGTCTGCGGAGTTGTGATGTATTTTATTCGTGAAGTGTTGGGTGTAAAAACAATTGTTAAACCAGAAAATGGCACGATTATTTATATCCCTTTTAATGAATCGAACACCGATTACCAGCAGTACCTTGCGTGGCTCGCTGAAGGCAATACACCCGAACCGTGGCAACCTGAGTGATTTCTGTCGTCACCCCGACATACAACACGAAGCCTGATACCCTCGCCCGACTGTGGGCTTCCCTGAAGGCACAGACGTACACCGACTGGGAATGGCTGGTGTACGACGATTCGACCACCGATGCGGTCCAACGGCAGGTCTACGGAATGTGCTCCGACGAACGGTACCGAATCCGCTACTTCCGGCCCCATGTCCCCTCAGGTGGCAACATCGGCTACGTCAAAAAGATGGCGTTCAGCCTCGGCCTCGGAGACATCCTCTGTGAACTGGACCACGACGACCAGTTGACCCCAGACTGCCTCCAGGAACTCGCCACAGCCTTCACAGACCCCTCTGTCGGGTTCGCCTACTCGGACTGCGCAGAGGTCTACCCGGACGGTTCCAGCCTCCGCTATCCCGACGGGTGGGGCCTCGGCTACGGCTCCCACTACTGGGACGAGACGCTGCAAGTCTGGGCCTGCCGGGTCCCGATAAACCGCACAACCCTCAGCCATATCGTTTCAGCCCCGAACCACGTTCGGGCATGGCGGGCATCCACCTACCACGCTGTCGGAGGCCACAACCCGAACCTGCGAGTAGCCGACGACTACGAACTCATCGTCCGCACAGCCCTCGCAACCCAGATAGCCCACATCCCCAAAGTCCTCTACCTCCAGCACATCAACCCTGCATCAGCACAACGAGCAATGAACGGGCTGATACAGCAGTTAGTGCCACAGATTGCCGCTGAATACGCAGAACGGCTGGACGAAAAGTTCGGTGCTAATATCTGACTGTCCCCTGAGGAGGTTGTCATGCCGATGGTCGGTAAAAAGGAATTCTCGTATTCGAAGGCCGGTATGAAGGCTGCGAAGATGGAAGCGAAGAAGTCGGGCAAGCCTATGAAGATGGGCAAGAAAGCCGCTAAGAAGAAGAAGTAAGTGTCTACTACTGCCCAGATCATTACCCGCACCCAACGACAGTTGTTGTCTGGGGTTGTTGAGGAACGTAACAAACTGTCTGCCACGATTACGGCGACGGCTACTTCGTGCGTTCTGACTTACGACCTTGGTTCGGTGCGTCAGGGGTCTGTGATTGAGATTGGGTCTGAGCAGGTTTACGTTTGGGATGTCATCGAAGTTTCTAAGACTTTGACGATTGAGCGGGGTTTTAACGGTACGACTGCGGCAGCCCACACGGGCGGTTCGGTGTGTACTATCAACCCCAGGTTCCCCCGTAACCAGATTCTTGAAGCGGTGAATGACGAGTTGGCGGACTTGTCAAGCCCGGTGAACGGTTTGTTCCAAGTGAAGAATCTGGACCTAACGTACAATTCGTCTAACCGTCAGATGAACCTGCCTGGTGCTCTCGACATTATCGATTTGATTGATGTCCGTTACCGGTATCGTGCCGATGACTACAAGCAGGTGTCGTCGTACAAATTGTTGCGGAACATGCCGACTAAGGATTTCGGGTCCACGTTCGGTTTGCAGATCGATTCGGATGTGTCGAACGGCGACATCCGTATCACCTATAAAGCCCCGTTTGGCAGGGTTGTGGCTGAGGCTGATGACATCCAGAACATTTCTGGGTTCCCGGTTGTCGCTGAGGACATTCTGGTGATTGGGTCGCAGATCAGGTTGATGGCTCCCCGTGAGGTGAAGCGTAACTTTACTGAGTCGCAGGGCGATACCCGCCGTTCGGATGAGGTTCCGTCTGGTGCTGTGGCGAACTCGATTACGAATCTGTTGCGTATGCGCAGGGACCGTATTACGGCTGAGGCGCAACGTCTTGCCCGTCTGTATCCGACGTTTCTGCAGAGGGCGTAAGCCGTGGCTGTAGCAGCGTTCACGCTGCCGTACCGTAATACCCCGGCGTTCTTTACTGGTACAGGGCAGACGACTCTTGTTCCGTCTGTGTATCCGGTGGCTATTAACGGTCGCCCGTACATGGTCGATCAAAAGTCGGGCGAGTTTCAGCGTGGTTATGAGCCTCGGGTGCGTGACTCGCAGGACATTTCAACTGCACCGGGTGAGGCTGCTATCAACCCTGGCGGCCTGTGGAGGCGTGGTCAGGATTCGTGGCATTTGGGTGCAGGTCAGCAGTATGCGGATATTGCTGGTGGGCAGGATTACCGGTTCTACAAGTCGAAAGGTATCGACATTTGGACCAAAGGCCAGGTTGGCCTGCTAAACAAGACAAAGTTGTCGTTGTCTTCTGCGGCTACCGAAAGCCATATGGTTGTTCAGGACGGGCGTGTGTATGTGTCTTTGAACGGTGATGTCAAGTTTTCTACTGACCCATTTGCGGCTAGCCCCACATGGACTGATTGCACGGGTGAACCAACAAGCAAAACTTGCAAATCAATGGCAACCGACGGCGACCGAATCTACTTTGGGTTCGAAAACGACGGTGTTAGAAAACTTGACCCCGGCACATCGACAACGGTTATTAACAATACAAAGTTTATTAATACAACCGACAATTACTATATGCTCGGTTTTGCTAAAGGTTTCATGTTCGGCGCATACGACCACAAGTTGCGCAACATATCGAACACCGGCTCTGTCGCAGAAATTATTGAGCCGATTGATACTGCTTGGCTTTGGGTTGGTGTAGCCACAGGCCAGAACGCTATTTATGCAGCCGGGTATGCCAGCAAAAAGTCAATGGTTTACAAGGTCACAATCAAGACTGATGGCACCTTGGATAAGGGTGTTGTAGCCCTTGAACTTCCCACAGGCGAAGTAGCCACAACCATTTCTGGCTATCTTGGGTTTATCCTGCTTGGCACGAATAAAGGTGTCCGGTTCTGTTCAACGGACAGCAACTCGAACCTTGTTGCCGGACCACTCATCCCAACAAACGGCAATGTTAAAAAGTTTTCTTCTAACGACAGGTTTTCTTACTTTACATGGACAAATTATGATGGTACTTCTGGCGGTCTTGGTCGGCTGGACCTTTCAACTTTCACTGGAACGAATACTCCGGCTTACGCCACAGACCTCATGTACGACTCGAACGCCGATGTCACAAACGTCGTCATCTTCGAAAACAAACCAGTCTTCACAATTTCCGGTGTCGGAGTTATCGTTGAAGACACATCCAGTCTTGTCGCATCCGGCACATTGGAACTCGGCACCTACCGTTGGGGTATCCCTGACCGCAAGTTCGTCGCCCGAGTCGATGTCCGTACCGAACCACTCAAAGGTTCCGTCACCGCATACCTCGCCAACGACGAAGCAAACTACGAGAACCTTGGCACGATGTCTACCGCAGGGTTTGTCGAAAACACCTTCGCAGGTTCCGATGAACGGGCCATCGAAGCCAAGTTCAAACTGGAACTGACACGGGGCACAACTGTCACCGAAGGCCCGATTGTTACCCGTTGGATGGCCCGGGCCTACGCTGCCCCGTTCCGTTCCCAAACGTTCTCCGTGCCTGTCCTCCTGCACAACAAGATCAAACTGAAGAACGGTAAAGAGGTTTACCTGGACATCCAGGAAGAAACCGATGCTTTGGACGAACTGCTGTACAACCCCAGAATCGTTGTTCTACAGATCGGCGGCAGCATCCACTCGGTTATTGTTGAGGACCTCCGCTGGATACCAGTTGATGC